GCGTCACCTTGCATACGTCACCCATCAGGGCTTCAGCTGCAGCACGCCCTTCCATGACCACTGATGGCGCCGTCATGAGTACGGCACCCACTGGTCAGGATGAACCCATGCACCATAACGATGACCAGGCTCACCATAGGACCGAATCGTGAACGCCTCACCAGTCGACCCTGGCGCGAGTAGATCCCACTCATCATCAGACAAGTAGATCGCGCCGGCAGATGCTGTCGTGTCCACTGTCTCCGTGATGGAGTAGTCGTCAATCGACTCCGTACGCTGGCGTAGCCCCTTCGGGTTACGCAACACGCGGATGATTGCCGACGCGAACACTGCAGTCACCACAGCAGCGGACAATGCACCAGACGCGATGCGCGCCGCAAGGTCCACACCCTTCGCCTCCACCAGAGCGACAAGGTCAGCCTCCCAGACCGCAACCTGTTCAGCTTCAGCAGCTGTGAGGGGGCGGCCAATGCGAGCAGCAACGTCGTCGGGGGTCACATACGGCATATGACCGCCCCCTCTCAATCGGCTTTGGTAGAACGGCGTCCACGCGGCTTCGTCGCGGGCTTCACGGTCGGAGCATCGGTGAACCCGGCAGCCTTCAACTGCTCAGCCAGGTTCTCCGGTGCATCCACCGTCTTCCCGGTGTGCGGATTCACCAGCAGCATCAGCCTTCGCCGCCTCCGGTTGCACCGTCGGTGAGCTTCACGAAGTGGGCCGCGTTCTTCACTGCGAACCCGACCTCGATCTCAGCGCGGACGGCGAACATGTTGCGCTGCCACAGGTTCACCTGGGTACCACCCTTGTTCACGGTCGCGTTGTCAGTGATGTCCACCTTGATACCCTCCACGGAACCCCAGAGTGCGGAGTTCGCGAAGTCACCAGCGAAGCCGATGACGTTCGGAGTGCCGGCAGCGTAGACGGCCTTGGACTTGAGAACGTCGCGACCGAAGATGGACCCGATGGCGCCGGAGTCGGTGCGAGCGTCACGCAGGAATGCGTAGTTGCCCTGGCCGTCCTTCGCGGTCATGATGCGGCCTTCGGCCTGCGGGGAGATCAGCCACTTGGTGACGTCAGCACCGGTCGCGCCAACGGCCGTCAGGACGTTGGCCAGATCGCCGATGGTGTCCGTGGCGTCCACGGTCACGGCAGTGCTGTTGGTCAGCACATCGAAGTTCGACCCCGGCGCCGTACCGTTCAGCACGGTCGCGTCGAACTTCGTGCCCAAGGCCTTCGGCAGGCGGCGAGCCAGCTCCGCATACACGGCGGTCAGATCACGGCGGAACTCATCAGAGAACAGCTCGATGACGGCCAGCTTGTACGGGGTGATGGACTTGCTGCCCAGGGTCGCCTGAGAAACCGGCTTCTCGGCGGTCTCAGCGACCCAGTCGGCCTCGGAGTCGCCCGTGATGATCGGGACGGTCACGCCGGAACCCGGCAGCGGGATCTGACGGGCAGCCTGCATGATCACAGACTCCTCGATAGCGTTGGCCCAGATCTCGGATGAGATCTGCTTCGGGAGCAGATCAGACGCACCAGCGGTGGTGCGGTTGGTGTCGATACCAGCCATGTTGGCCAGCCTCCTTCACAAAAGTGTTGGTCAGTTGAATCGACCCTCAGCGAACGCCGCGAACATGTCAGCGGTCGACTTCGGGCCATCCGAACCAGACGCGCCCTGCGTCAGATCCGGCTTCGGGGATGTCGGGGGACTCGTGAGGCGAGACAACAACGTGTCAGCCTGAGACGACAGCGATTCCTCATCGCCGCCGGTCATGAACTGCACCAGATCCGCAGGGACGCCCTTCGCGAGCGCCACCTCATTACGCAGGTTCTGGACTCGGATCTGCGTCAACTCAGATTCGGCAGCTTGAGCCGCTTCCTGGGCCTTCTGCAGATCCGACTTGTCTCGGTCCTCGTACTCCTTGAGCTGGCGTTCCAGATCCTTACGGGCTTCCCGTTCGGCCTGCAGCGCACGCAGCCCCTCCGGCCTCAGCGACTCATCGTTCGACGCGTCGTTCGGCTTCTGGTCCTGCTGCTCGTCCGTTGGCGCCTGCTCGGTTGCGGGCACCTCAGTGTTCGTCGTCTCCGACATGATTTCCTCCATCGCGGAAAGAACCCCAAAGCCTCGCGCCAAGGGGAAGGAATGTGTGCCCGGCTCACTCGCCGGGCAAGTAGATCTCGCCACCACGGGCAAGGGTCTTGCGGTACGCGTCCTCGTAACGAGCCGCCTCAGCAGGTGTCAGTGTGCGACCAGACTGCGGATGACGACCCTGCTGCACTGCCTCCCAGTTCAGCCGCGCCGCCTGAACACGCTTCTGCGCTTCCGTCATCGTGTTCGCGTAGTTCACGCGCACCGAGCCGCCCAGCACGCCTGCTGGATCCTGCCCACCAGGGAGGATGTATCCGTACCGCTTGAGCATGCTCAACGTCTCAGCACGCGACAAGCCCATCTGGTAAATACCCTCAGGCGTCAAACGAACCTTGCCGCGATTCATGCCGCCCCATACCGCACGCCTCGTCGTACCCGCCAACGTGGTCGTCCCATTCGCAGACATGCCACGCCGCGAGTTCACCACCTGGAAAATATCGCCACCATCACGGATCGCCTGCGCGCCAGCCTTCGTGAACAACCGATCCTGATCGTCCCCGTCCAGGCTCTTGAAGTACGCGTAAGGATCGGTGGTCGCATCACCCGCAATGTTCTCCATCGTGGGGATATGCGTGCAATCGCACCGAGGGTGCCTAAGGAACCCCTGATTGTGCCGGTAAAACTTGCCGGCCAACACCGCGCAGCGCGAGCACGACGGGGGATTCAGCATCCGCACATACCCGGTCCGTGGTCGAGTGAACGTGTCCACGCCTGCAGCAGACCTGCCAGCATCAGACACTGCAGTACCAGCACGCATCTCCACCAGGCCACCAGCCTGACGTAACGCACTCGCCGTATCGGCCCCCGTCTTGATCAGGTGCAATGCGCGGGCCGATCCACCCTGCAGGGCATCCTTCAGTGCGACACCAGAACCCGCATACCCACCGAACGCAGAAGGATCAACGAAAGCGTCCGGTGCGTCATACACGCCCTGATCCGCCAGGGCAGACGCGCCATAAGACGAAGCGCTCACAGCAGCCTCAACCTGCGCAGACGAAACATCATCCACCAGCGCCGAAGCAGACAGGATCGCAGCCCACGAATCAGCGATATGCGCCGGATCCACCAGCGCCCACGTGCGACGCGCCCTCAACTGCGCTGCAGCTTTCAAACGCTGCACCCGCATGTAATGACGCACGGCAGACTCAGGGGCAACCATCAGGACTCACCAGCATCAACCGGCGGATCCTCCTTCAGCAGAGAACCAAACGCGCTAGCCGCCTCATCCGCGAAGTACCCGTCATAGCGGTCAATCTTCGGGTCAGAGAAACCCAGTTCCTCCAACGCGCCACGACGCGGCAGAAGACCCTGACCATTCGCGTACATCTTCGTCAGAGCATCAGCGCGCTGCGCATACGTTGGCGTACCAGCGTCGAACCACTCAGTCTTGATGCGCGAACCATCAACCCACTCACCAGTGCGGAACCGCTCATACAGCCCCATCACCCAACCCCAGCCATCTCCCCACTCCGCCTGATGATTCTCCACGTTCAACACCAGGCGCGACTCATAGGCGCGAATCGCGCCCTCTGCTGCAGGATTGACCGTCGTGATACCGAAGTACGTTGGCGGGAGACCAGTCACCGACGACGCCAGCTGCGCGTAATGCGTCACCGTGTCATGGAAGTTCTTCAGGTCAGACGCACTGAACTGCCCCAGCTTCGCATCCTTGTTCTTCGACGCCCAGATCGCATTGAAGTACGCCTGCCAACGCGGGATCTGATTGCCGTCCTTGTCAACAAAGTCCGCCGAATCGACACCCAATGCCCACTTCTGCGGCACCGAATGGGTCTCAGCGGCCAACTGCAGATTCGTCAACGCACGAGCAGCAGCATCAGCGAGAGGCTTCACATCCTCGAACTCAGACACGCCATCCCATGAACCAAGACGCCGGCGGTTCAAGAACATCACCAACGGCACACGGCCCAACCGGTGACGGTCAACATCCACGACCTGCCAGCCATGAGAACCCTTCTCAAGCCAACGTGTCTCATCCGGCAGGTACAAGGTTGCGTACTTCGCGGACCCGCTCTCATCATCACCGTAGAACCGTGCGGCACGACGTATCCGACGATGTCGGCGGTCAATATCCACCGCCAGTTCACGAGCCGACTCCACCTGAATCAGCGGGTGCTCCGGATCTTCCTCATTTGACCCCACGGACACGAACCCGCGCCCCACGATCAACGACTCCTTGTGGTGTACGTTCGACTCAGAGTCAAGGTTGTTCGCGTCCCAGCCCTCACGCAGCGCCTCAGATGCCTTATCCTCACCCGGCATGTAAAACGCCCGCATCTTCAGACGGTCAGCGACACTATCTGCTGTTGTGCGGCACCAGTTCGCCCACGTGTAGAACCGGCGCAGATCCGGCGGAACCGCCAAACCCATCACTGGCAGATCCCACGTCCCCTCGTAATACCGAGAGTTCTCGCTGTCGCCAGCAAACGTACCCGAGAGCTTCGACTGCAGGCCCTCAAGCATGGCACGGTCTTCACTGCCAAGAACCGCCATGTGCGCCTCCAATCATTCACAGACAGAACATGCGCGTATCTGCCTCCACGCCCCACCCTGCAGCGTGCGCGTCTGACGCTGCCTCATGCGCAAGGATGCGCGACATGGCAACGTCGATCTTCTGATGTTGAGTCGGTTTCCCGAGAATGTACTTCTGACCCGGCTTCGCGATCTTCCGAGCATTCGCAAACGCCATCGCCGCCAATGGGCAACCGTCATGAGTGATGCGCTGATGCGTCAGATCCGTCTGGAACCTCACCAGCGCGTCATACATCCGTGAGATAGACCCGGTCTTCCACTGGAAAACCCGGTCATCCCCATACGACACAGCCCACGAATCAATCTCCGTGTACCAGCCGTGCGGGTCACAGTAGAACCGTTTGACCTTGAACCGCTCGAACAGCTCGTCCACCGCAGCGTCAACCTCGCCGCGAGGGATCTCACCGCCCCACTCCTCCGGGTTCCAGATGGTCGGGCGCCGGTCAGGGCCATAGCGTGGCGTGAACGTGAACCCGTCGATGGTCTCACCTTGAATCGCGGTGTGATCGTCATTCTCACTGCCATCGATTCCGAGACAGATCTGCGTGCCGTCGTCAGGCTGAGGCAGCCATTCCACCTGCGTAAGCTGCATCCCACACACCATCCTTCAGCCACGCACCGGCACCCGACACCAGCCGGTTACCGAAGAACCGCTCAGCCTGCGCGGGGTCGGTCTCCATCAGCTCTGACGCTTCGGCCTCAATGTCCGACAGGTTCACCCACGGGGAACCGTCGTACACGTACCGGTGGATCTTCGCCCGATCCCGCTTGTTTCGATACGACAGATCGGTGGGCGGCTGACGATAGAACTTGAAGATGTCCCTCGACTGCGACTGGAACGTCTGCTGAGCCAACGAGTTCTCCGCCGGATCCCAAGCATTCGTCGTCTCAATCGAACGACCACCCATACCGGCCAAACCACGGCGCTGCGTCTGCGCCACCGAGATCAACCGGTTCTCCTTCGTGTACAACCCCGTCTCATCCTGAATCGCAAACGTAATCGGCTGACCAAGACGAGACTTCGCAGACGAACTCACCACATCGATACGGTTCGACTTCGGGCCACCATCCCCGTCAAGGACTCGGATGAATCCCTCACGAATCGCCATCAACGCAGTCAACGGGCCATCCAACAGCATCGTCGTCAGCGGCCCGTACACGTTCCCGACCTGCGCCTCAGACGACGCGAGAAGCTGAATCAGCGGGCCCGGCCTGCGCATCCCCATCGGTTCACCCGGCTCGTATTCCCACTCGAACCCGCACCCACACCCGTTCTCCGAGCACAGATACGCGTCCCCGGCCTTCGCCCACCCCGCGAACATCGCAGGGCCAACAGCCTCCCCCGTCGTGATCGCAGCAGACCAAGGCCCCTTACCCGTCTTCTGCGGCGCCACAATCAGGCTGCGACGGTACACGAACGCCGACGCCAACAGCGGACGATCCGGGTTCCACTTCGCATCCTCACGAACCCGGTAATGATTCGCCGTGCACCA